CTCGACGCCCTGGGGTGACACACTCACACCGGAGTTGGCGAGAGCTCTGGGCAGCTCCGGGCAGCGATGATCATTCAGCTCGCCGTCCGTGCACCCAATGTGCCACCCCACGAAGGTTGCCCTGGTGGTGCAGAAAACAATCTTCATGTTGAATCCCGCATCGCGCCAGAAATCTAGGAAGATGCCAGAGAGGGCATCGCCGGGCTGCATCGGTGGTTCCATGGTGCAGAGGGAGTCATCCCCCTCAAAGCACCCGTTCCACCAACGCATCTGCCCGGTGAGATCCTTGCCACGGCGGACGTCCGGGTCAAGGAACCTCTCTGGCTCCGCGAAAACAGAGCACACCCATAGGGTAAAGTTCATCCACCAGTTGAGGCACGAGGTGCCTCGGTGTCCTGAACGCCGGATGGCGTCGATGGTAACACTCATCGACTCCATCTTGTTCTTGAAGAAGAGGCGGAGGGTCTTCTGCTCGCACGCGGCAGAGTGCTCCTCCATCCAGCCGTCAGGGACGACACCGAATCCGCACAGCACTTCGCAAATGTGCCGTAAGATCGGGTTCTCGACAAGCGCGCGGATCTCCACGTTGCAAGTCGTGTCCCAGGCCGAGCCGTCGCCCTCCACGGCCTTGGCTCCCTTCCTCGACAGCTGCCTGACCACGCGGTCCATGGCCTCGCGTTTGGCGAGGTGCTTGATGCTCTTGCTCTCGAAGTGAGCGAAAAGCAGGTCTTCGAAGCACCTGACCACTGCAAGGGCCATCAGCTGGCCGTCATCCCCATCCGCGATCAACATCCGTGGAGCCTTGCCTTCCGGCATGCACTCCGGCTTGATGCCGGCCTTGAACTGGTACCTTGGGTACTCCTGCGCGTAAAGATTCATCAATGACGCGCGGAACCGTTCAATGCTCCACTTTCCCGACCGGATGAGCTCCAAGTCGAGGTGTTCGATCGCCCAAGCCTCAATCTTCTTCTTGCTGAACACACCGCGCACACGGTGGCTGCTCATGGCCTGGCGGACGAGGGTGCCGACCCTGGCCTTCGCGGTCCGGGTCAGTTGACACTTCCTGGCTTTTGTTGATGCGCTCTTCGATCGCGGCTTTGACGTTTGACGCCGTCTTGGCATAGACATTGGGTTTCACTTGGCAAGGGCCCACAAGGCAGCCCACGACTGGCATGTGGTCCGCCGGTTTGTCCTTGTCAAACTCCTGCCCAATGACTGCCACGACCTCACCCACTTGCATCGTGCGCCGGTCGGCGGATGCGGCCGCCGCATTGGCAGCGTCGTTCGGGAGCGCGGGCGTGTCCATGACAACTGGTGGGAGTTCCTGTTCGGCCTCCGTCCCCGCGTTCTGGTCAGCAGGGGGTCGCTCCGGGATGTCCCA